GTTTATAGTGATTGTATCACCTTCATTAATATCTTTATCTATTGTTATAGTATTATTAGTCATGCTGTGTTATCCTTTATCATTTAAGTTAGCTACTTTAATAGTACCATCTGCAATGTCTTGCTCAAGTTCTTTACGAGTCATGTGAGTGAACTGATACAAGTACTTAGATGTAGTTCTACTATAGTTCATTGCATTAGTATCTAGTGTCAGTCCATCTGTACCCATTATAGCTATGGTAGTCTTGTAGCTCTGGAATGTAGTGCTGTTAGGTGAGCTTATAATGAACTGGTTAGGTACACTGTTACCGGCTGTTGAAGTCATGTTGTTTACGTATGTATTAGTCATTGTCTTTACCTTTTTCTACCATTTTAAATTCTATTTCGTTATCTCCATTAACAGGTATCTTTAGTGCTCTCAATGCAGAAGCTAGTATTCCTCTTACTCTATTGTATGTTACTGCTGTTTCATCCCCTATATTTATAACTATGGTAATATTATTTATATGTTCTTTAATATTTTGTGTCGCTCCACCACCATGGCAGCTTGGCCCATAGTTTACTTCTGTCCTATCCATATCCATTATATTAGTTCCTTATATAGTATTGTTATAGTTGTTGTTCATATCCTTACTCTACACTATCATAGCACCATGTCAAGGACGATTACGCATATTTATTAAATTAATTTGTTCAGGAGTGTACAAGACTGTGGGAGACCTGTACAAGAGCTTGCACATAGCTTAGGTAGGTCAGTGTGTACAGTGCTGCTGTAGTGGCTGTGTGAGGCTCTGTATAGGTTTACTGCTCATACGTATACAAGAAACACCTCAACCAGTCCTCGCCCAGAACTTTTACTAGACTTGTGCTATAAACTATAACACATCCGTAACAATCTGTAACATATATGCAACAGTACTACCTAATCTACATGTAACAATGCGGTAATAGGTATGTAACAGGTCTTTATAATGGGTTGGGCAAGACATGTACAAGTCAACTGTACAATGGGCTGTACAAGTACTGGGTATATGCTGTACAAGTGTTGTTACAGTAGCTTAGATAGGAGCTGTTGCAGTGAGCTGGAGGAGTAGAGCTGTACGAGGAGCTGTATAAGTAACTGTGTAAGGAGCTGTCTAGTAGGACTGTGTACGAGTCTGTAGAAGGGGAAAGGGACATAGGGGGTGTACGGGTATGCGTATACGTGCTTTCACAAAAATTGGTAAAATACCTTGGCAACCACTTTAACATACCTACGCCAGCCTACACCAATCTGCCCCAATTCTCCAACAACCTTGTAATTTGTACATTTACAGTAAGATTTACAAGGTTACTTGCACAGATCTATTCCTATCATAATCCCTCTCTAATCCTCTCAAAAGTGATATGAAAACCCTATAAAAGTGCTGCACCTTAAAGAAATGTCTTGACAGTCTATATAAGTCTATGATATACTCTATAGTATAATGACATAAAGCTGTGCAATTCTCTTGTACTAGCTATCTCTTTACAAACACACTCCCACACACTTCCACATTCTCTCTATATAAGGCTCTCTATGGCTACCTCTAAAAAGAAACCTGTAAGAAAACCTTTGACTAAGATGCAAGCTGCAAAAGCTGGTAGAAAGGCAGCTAAAATTCGGAAAGAAGAAGGCCTCTCTAAAGCTCAAGCTTTTGCAATAGCTGCTTCAAAGGTTAGAAAACCTACTAAACGGAAAAAGTAAAATGAAACTTATAAAGAAACTTGGCACTACTAATAAATGGATGGCTGTAGCCCCTAATGGAACTTCTTTAGGCGTATTCATGAATAAGCTAGAAGCGATACAAGTTGCTCAGAAAGCTAAAGATGAATTCTTTGAAGAAAGACTTAAAGCAGGCACTATACAAGCTGCCACATCCTCATCCATCACTAATTAACTTAATAGGGAAACTCTAACATGAGTACAACAAGTAAACAGCTACAAGCTAAGAGCGTATCTCTAGTATTTGTAGATATAGCTATTGCAGGTACAGGTACTACTTCAGCCACTGTAGATCTAGTAGGTAAAACTTTAGTAGGTATTATAACACCTGCATCATTATCTTCTACAGGCCTAACATTCAATGTATCAGATGATAATTCTACATTTAGAACTTTAACAGATACTGCTAATTCAGCTATTGCAGTTGTTGTAGATACTACTTCTACACAATATGTTTTAACTCCATCTACATTTGCTGGTGTTAGATTTGTTCAGGTTGAAGCAGGATCTTCTGAAACTGCTAAAACATTTATTCTAGTAACTAGACCTTTGAGTTAAGCTTATATGTCTTTATTTACACTACTAGAAGAGATTTCAGCAGTAGCTCCTAGTGCTTTAACGCTAGAGAGTTCAGACTCAGCAAATTCTGCTACTGGCACAATTACAGTTACTGCACCAACAGGTATTCAGGATGATGACTTACTCTTATTAATAGTTAGCTCAGACCATTCAGGTTCTGGAGATACTGTTTATACTGCTCCAGCTGGCTTTAGTGCATTAACCACATATACAAGAGTTAATAGTGGTGCAGCAGGAGTATCAGGTCAAGTCTTTTATAAGATAGCTTCTAGTGAGAGTGGTAATTATTCTACTACTGAAACTGCATCTATCTTAACAGCAGCTTCTATAGCTAGGATTTCTGGAGCTAATACATCTACCCCATTCGATGTTAATGATGAAGATACTAATACAGGTGCAGACCCAGCAGAAGCTCCTTCAGTAACTACAACTGTAGCAGATACTCTAGTTATAAGAGCAGCTATTTGGGATCAATCTAAAACTTTAGTTCTTGCACCAGTAGGCGTTACAGAATCTACTCATGAAGATACATCAGGTCATGACCAATGGGTAGGAGATGAAAGACAAATTGCAGCTGGTTCTACAGGAATTGCTCTCTTTGATTTATCTAGTTCTACACGTTGGTTAACATACACAATAGCAATTAAAGCTTAATTAGAGAATAAATATTATGGAAAAAACTAGTAGCGGTAGAAAGATAAGTGAGAAGCAACAAGCTTTCCTAGATATTCTAACAGATCCTGAATCACCAGCTTTCGGAGATATTATAAAAGCTAAAAATGCAGCTGGCTATTCACCCAATACTAAGGCCTCTGAAGTATTAGATGGTCTTGGAGATGCCCTTATAGAGGCAGCTAATACACAAATTCTTACAGAATCAATTAAATCTGTTACAGCCATTGTTGAGATTCGGGATGACCCCTCTCAAATAGGAGCTGCTAATAAGCTTAAAGCTGCAGATAGTCTTTTAGATAGGGCTGGTGTAGTTAAGAAGTCACAAGTAGAAGTGAAGCATGAAGCTCCATCTACAATATTTATCTTACCTGCTAAGGCAGATCTAGATTCTGATGAAGAATAACAACTACTAAAAACTTATAATAACTAATAAAAGGACTAAAACCATGGCTACTAGACAAGTAAAACAAACCCAAAGACATTTAGGACTGACTGATGCACAAGTTGATTCTTTAAACAATTTAACTACAACTGAAATAGATATTCTAGACGGTGCTACATGTACTACTACAGAACTAAACAATGCTGCTGACGTTTCAGCTCGTACTCAGGAACTTTTAGTTTCTGGTGCTATTACCGCAGGTGTACAGAATGTTGAGTTAAATCACATTTCTACTCCTGTTGTAACTACAGTTGCTACTGCGGTTAACATGCAAGGTATAGTACAGTTCAAAGACACTAGTGCTTCTGGTACTGCTGCTCACACAGTAACTCTTACTGTTGGTACATTTAATGCTGCTGGTAATAACGTTGCTACCTTTAACGCTCCAGACGAAACTCTGGTAGTTTATTTTGATAGTAATGGTGATGGTGCTATACTTGTTAACATCGGTTCTGTAGCTCTATCCTAGAATAGACATACTGTTCAAATGTAACTGGAGATATATAAATGCCACATAAGAAACGTAAAGGTAAGACTTGGAAGAAGATTGGTGTAGATAATGAACTACATATCGGGGAAACACTTAATGTGCGTTGCTGCTGCCAGCCTCAGAAGATTCTAGGGCAAATTAAGATTACTAAAGATAATATTTATGAGCTACTTTTAAAGTGGTTTGGTAACACAGAAGTCGCTATCTATTCAGATGATAAACCTATGAATCACTGGAAAGGGTACAATGGCTTCGTAAGTGCCGTCTAGCTTTAATGGCTATTCCAAGAAATAGAGGGGACTCATGTCTAGTCTATAGAAGACTGGTGGATCTAGATCGACATAGAAGAATGCGTCTAGGTCTTCCAATCCGAAAGAAGTCTAGAGGAGTTCCTTTTGGATACCGTGTTAGCGATACTGACGCAAGCATGTTAGAGCCGATAGACGAACAGTTTCAGATGTTGATAGAAGCTAAGAAACAGCTTGCTTCAGCGTCTTATAGAGATATATCTGACTGGCTTACAGTACATAGTGGGAGAAGAATCTCTCACCAAGCTATTCAGCAATTATACACAGAACGTATGCCTTTTGATGAGGCTGCTCTTCCTAGAGAGGAAAGAGAGAAACTGTTGATGTGTACTTTAGGATAATCCATGACTAGAAAGATACCAACTAAGACTAAATCTAAGAAAGGTAAGGTTAAGAAGGTCTCTCTTGCTAATGATAAAGCTAAAGAGGCTGTTAAAGCTGAATCCCCTAAGATCTTAGAACAGGAAAGAGTCTTAAAGAGTCTTGCACAAGCTGCTGAAGTAGTTAAAGCTAGAAAAGCTGGCGAAGAAGTAGCTCTCCCTATGAAGTTTAGAGAGTCATCTGAAGAAGTAGCTGAAAATAGTAAGCCTTTATTATCACCTGAAGATGTCACATTTATACCTGATTTTGATCCTAATATAACTGTAGAAGAGAATCAAGAGAATGTATTAAAGAATCCTGGTCTACAAGCTAGATTCTTAATGAACAGTGCCGATGAAGTATTATTCTCAGGTGGCCGTGGTTCAGGTAAGTCTACAGCCTTTATAATGGATCCTCTAAGATTCTGTGGTAATAAGAACTTCAGGGGCTTGATTATTCGTAAGGCTATGCCAGATTTACGAGAGTTAATAGCTCGTTGTAAGGAGATGTATAGGAGAGCTTATCCAGGTACTGTTTTCAAAGCTGCAGAAAAGATATTTGTATTTCCTTCAGGAGCCAAGATAGAGTTTGGTTACTGTGAATCTTTAGAAGATTTGGAAAGATACCGTGGCCAAGAATATACTTGGGTAGGTATTGATGAAGTAGCTCAATATCCTGGGTCTTGGATAATAGACCGTATTAAAGCTTCTATGAGGAGTACTGATCCTTCATTACCTATTCAACTTAGATGTACTTGTAACCCTTTAGGCTCTGGTAGAGGATGGGTTAAAGAGCGGTGGGTTGATAAGGGTGAACCAGAAGAACTTGTAACAGAATACTTCGAGACAGACCTTGGCACATTTAACATTACACGTACTTGGTTTCATAGTACTGTAAGAGATAATAAAGCTCTACTAGCAGCTAATCCTAACTACATAGCTTCACTAGCTTCACATAGCAATGAGACTGTTAGAAAACAGGAATTAGATGGTTCTTGGGATGCTGTAGAAGGACAAGCCTTCCCTGAGTTCCGTAAAGAGATTCATGTAGTAGATGACTTTCAAATACCTCAAAACTGGTATAGATGGAGAGCATGTGATTATGGATATTCTTCTATGGGTGTGTGTTTATGGCTTGCCTCTGATTGGGACAATAATATTTATGTCTATAGAGAACTAGCTACTACACTAGTAAATGTCGAAGACTTTGCTATAAGAGTTAAAGAAGCTGAATACAACGAAACAGTTTCTATAGGTTACTTAGATGGATCTTTGTGGAGTAGACGAGGAGAGATTGGTGAAGCCCCTGCTGATACCATGATGAGGATAGGCGTTAGGTGGACACCAGCTGATAGAAGTCCAGGATCTCGTAAATCTAGTAAACTTCTAATCCACAAGTACCTAAAACAGAATGAAGATACAGAACAGCCTAGATTAAAGATCTTATCGAGCTGTACAGAATTGATTAAAGAGCTTTCTACATTACAATCAGATCCCCATGATCCAGAAGATATAGATAGAAGTAGAAAAGCTAGTTTACCAGATCACGCATATGACGCTTTAAGATATGGTGTTCAGGCCATGCCAGAGACAGCTATTAAAGTACCTGATCCATTCCTAGACTCATTTGTCGAAAAAGATCAGAGTTATGAGCCTATATTTCCTGGTATTGGAATATAAATAAAATTAAGATAAAGTAACGAGTTTTATATTATGGTAGATACACCTGAATCTCTTGAAGAACTAGAGATGGACATTACAGAGGCCCTTGTAGATAGTCTAGATGAGAAAGATCTAGCAAGTCTAGAGGAATCTTTAGCCAATACTGAGTTAGTAGAATTTATCAATAGCCAGTATACAATAGCTAGAGAAGATCGTAGAGTTACTGAAGAAAAATGGCTACAAGCATACAGAGATATTAGAGGTGAATATAACGGAAGACAAAGAGCTTTAATAACTAAACTTCAGCTCACTCAGCCGCAAGCTTCTTCAGCCTTCATTAAGATCTCTAAAACTAAAGCTACAGCAGCATATGGACAAGTAACTGATATTCTATTTGCAGATGGTAAAGTCCCTATAACTGTTATTCCTACACCTATCCCAGAAGGTGCTGCAGATATTGCACATCTTATTGATGAAGATAGTTTAGAAGCTCAGATGCTAGAAGATCCTATCGGATTCGATGGTGATGGTAGAGATATTGCACCAGGAGCTACAGAACAATCTATATTAGGTGGTGCTTTCCATAATATAAAAGAATTACTTAGAGGTAAGAAAGCTGTAAAAGGCCAAGCTATAACTCCTGATGGTATAGAAGTTCATCCCGCACAAGAATCAGCGATGAAACTTGACAAGCTTATTCAAGATCAGCTTACAGAGACAGATGCTGAGTTTGCTTTAAGAAGAGCTGCTTGGGAGTGTGTACATCTTGGTACAGGCTGTGTTAAGGGGCCTTTCACAATTGAGAAGACAGTTAATAAGTGGATTCAGGATGAAGAGACTGGTGAAGTATTCTATTCTCCAGAAATTAAACTATTCCCTGAAATATCTGCTCCATCAATCTGGAACGTATACCCTGATCCTAGAGCCACTAAGAAAGAAGATGCTGAATTTATCATTGAGAGACATCTTTTAAATAGAGCTGAGTTAAGAGACTTTAAACGTCGTCCAGGATTTGATAAAGAAGCTATTGATAGGCTGCTTCAGACAGAGCCACAATACGCTCCTGAGCACTGGGAAACGGATCTTAGAGATAATGATGTTACAGACAATACAAACCGCTACGAAGTGCGTGAATATTGGGGTTTCTTGGATGAGGGACTTGCGAATAGGCTCGGTTTAGAGTATAATCAAGATACAAGTATACAAATAAATGCGTTCATTAGTAACAGTGAAGTGCTTAAAGTAGCTCTTAATCCTTTCGTTCCGCAGAGGATTCCTTATAATCTAGTCCCTTATGAAGAACTTATCTATCAAATATGGGGAGTAGGTCTTCCAGAAAACATGACAGACAGCCAACAGTTAATGAATGCTCATTGGAGAGCTGCCATTGACAACTTGAATCTTGCTGGTAACGTTATGTTAGAGGTTAACGAGAATCAGCTCGTACCAGGACAAGATATGCGAGTAATGCCAGGTAAAATCTGGAGAAAGCAAGGTGGAGCACCTGGACAAAGCATCTATTCAATTAGATTTGCAGATACTTCACAATCACACATGGTAGCTTTTGATAAAGCACGCGGTTTAGCTGATGAGTCTACTGGTATATTAAGTTTCGGACAAGGAACTGCATCATTACCTTCAGGAATTAGAACATCTAGTCAGACTTCAATGCTTCTACAAGGTTCTGCAATGACTATTAGAACAGTCATAAAGAACTGGGATCATTATCTTCTAAAACCTCTTGGAGATGGCTATTTCCAGTGGAATATGCAGTTTAATACTGATTTACCAGAGATTAGAGGTGACTACGAGATTGATGCTAAAGGTGCTGGTTCACTTTTACAGAAAGAAGTACTATCACAACGTCTATTAGCGTTTGCTCAAGTGGCAGGATCTAATCCTGTAATGGCTCCTCTAGTAGACTTTGAATATATCTTGAAAGAACTAGCTAAGACTCAAGATTTAGATCCAGAGAAAATTATAAATGACCCTGTTAAAGCTCGCCTAATGGCTGAGTTAATACAGATGCAACAAGGTGGAGGTCAACAAGGTGGACTACAAGGTGGCGAGGCAGCTGGACAGGCTGGAGGACAAGCACTGGGAGGCGCTACAGGCGCACCTGGAGGAACAGGAGCAGAAGTTGGTGGAGCAGCTGGTGGAGGCCAGATCGGTGTCGGAAGTATTCCACAACCAGGGGAAGCTGGCTTTAGTGGTTGAACTTAAACAGCTACAACAAAGAATGAAAGACTCCCTAAAATTACATAAAGAAGAATCTCAACATAACTCAGATAAGTATATCTAATGGTTTTAACCCCAGGACAACAGTTTAATACATTTGGTTTTACCCTACCAGCGAGTACTATTCCTTCTGCTATAAATGGATTTGCAGCTGGTGGAGGAACTACAAGAGGCCCTGAATTGCCTCCTACACCACCTACCGGAATAGATATTGGTAAAATTTTAGATGTTGTACCAGATGCTTTCAAGGAACAAGTATTATCTGGCTTAGGTCTTGGTGGAGGACTGTCAGAAGCAGCTACTGCATCACTTATCGAAGCCGCTGGACTAGGAGGTGTAGCAGGAACTACCGGAGCTACAGCACTTGGATCAGGTGTTCAATTTGGTGCTCCTTTAGCTATTGAGACAGGCTTTACAAGCACATTAGGAGCTAGTATCGGTGCAGATGCTGGAGCAGCAGCTACAACAGCGGCTACTGAATTAGCTGTCGGAACTGGTGGTGTCACAGGCGCTTTATCAGGTCTAGCTAGTGCTATAGGAGCTTTAGGCCCTGCTATGTTAGTTGCACAAGGATTAAGTCTTCTTAATAAAAGTAGCGCTAAAGAGATCTCTACAACACATACTATCGGAGATACTGGATTAATAACTGGAGATACCAAAAATTTACGTGTTCCTCAAGAATTCTCCACTATAACTATAGATAAAATACTACCAGAATTAACTGCAATGGTAGATGATTTAAGAGCTAATAATGTAGATCTAACAGGATTTAACTTCGCCACTGGATTCCAAGGTGCCGATAGAGGGAGTGCAGGTCAAGCAGCATTAGTTAGTAAGTTCGCTGCTAGTCCTCAAGACAGTGAAGATATTCTAAATGAATTTAATAGCGCTATGACAAGACTATCTAGAGATAGAGTTTTAGCTGCTAATAAAGAGAGAGTATTAGCTAGAGGCAATCCACAAATAGGTCTAACTAGATCTGGAGAATTAGAGCCTGGAGTAGGATTTCTTGAAGTTACTGGGCCACAAGGACTCACTAAGAGATTTAGCTTCATAAACTTAGATCCTGAATTGGCTGAAGCAGCTCCCAGGACAGCAGAACTAGCAGAGAGATCTAAACAAGAAGCTTTAGAAATGTCTCGAAGATTCCTCCAAGGAGAGAATGTACCAGCTACTTTTGAAGGTAGAGCTTCTACTTTAACAGGAACTACTACAGCTGGTGAAACACCATTTGTTCAGGAAATTAAAAGAAGACAGGAACAGAGAGGCGTTAGAAGATCTGCTGAAGGTGTTCCCACAGTAGCTAGAGGAGGTACTTCTTTCGGAGATTTCGTTAGAAGCCTAAGACAGCCAGCTACTACTACTACTACACAAGGTCTTCCCAGAGCACCTGCAACAGAACAAGTTGCACCCTCTCCCCGTAGACCCATTGAACAACCTGCTCCAAGACCCGATGATGATGATTTTGATATTACAGTCGCATCTTAAATAGATAAGGAATTTAGATAATGGTAAATGGCGTACCACAACAAGATATACAAGCACAACAGCAACAACAACCTCCCGTACAAGCTACTGCCCAAGTACCTGGACAAGCTCTTGAACAAGCAGATATAGCACAGGCTACCGGAGATATTACATCACAAATTGAAGAAGGTCTTGCACAATTGCCAGATGATATAAAGGAGGCCCTAGCTACTTTTGCTATAGCTCCTGAATTTGGCGAACTGATGGGCATGTTATTAAGCCCTGAAGTAGGAGACTTCTTTACACAGTTCTCAGACCCTAGTTTAACAATTGTAGCACTTCCTAGAGAAGAGTTAGATGCGGTACTAGGTACATCTGTAGAAGCGCAGGAGCAGGCAACTGCTGAAGCTCCTGAAACCATTGAGGGAGAGATTACTCCTGAAGAGGCTAATACAGCCTTTGGACAACCCCTACCTCAATAAAGGCCACCCTTCACTTAGAAGGCCCCTTTGGAGCTTTAAAGTCATATTTAACATGACTACATAAGACTTCTTTGGAGAGATTAGGCCACTTTTAGCAATTCCGCTAGAATCCCTAATAAAACAAAGGACTATAATATGACTAATACACGTACTAACCCTGCTTCATTAGCACCTGACGAGAAAGATACTTCTTCTACTGACCCTGTACTAACAGCTACTCAAGGAGAAGCTAACTCTGATACGGCAACGAATAACACTGACCCTTCTAGTAATGATCCCTGGGCTGATCGCTATAGCAACCTAAGATCGCACACACAGAAGCAACTCAATGAGAAAGATGCCAAGCTAAAAGAGCTTGAGGCCAAACTATTTGAAAAGGAGAAAGCTAAACTTCCTTCTAGTCAAGCAGATATAGATGCCTTAGCTCAAGAGAATCCCAAACTTGTTGAAGCCATGATGAGAATCGCTCAAGAGAATACACTCTCTACTAGAGCTGATCTTCAGAAAGACTTAGACCAAGTTAAGGATTTGCAACGACAGCTTCAGCTTGAAGAAGGATTTAAACAAGTACTAGAGAAGCACCCTGATGCTAAAACCATTAGGGATTCTGCTGATTTTAGAGCTTGGTTAGATTCACAACCTGATGATGTCAGATCTATCCCATTTAATAATCTTGCTTCACCTCAAATGATTAGCTTACTAATAGATAACTATAAAGCTGATTTAGGATCTCAATCTAATGCTGAAAGTGCTAAACAAGCATCTAAGCAAACTAGTATTGATAATTCTAAATCCGTTAAATCTGGTAGTAATGTTGATGTGGGGACTGGCAACGATGCTATTCTTTATGCAGAGGCTTTGAAAAAGTTTACTATTAAAGATAAGAAAAGCCCTAAATACGGCAAACCTGATTGGGATAAGATCAGAGAGTTAGCTGCCAACAAACAGCTTATTATGTAAACTAACTTTAATTAACAATAACTAAAAGAAAGGGTAATACTATGACTTTTCCTACTTCAAGTGGACATGGTAACTTTCCTAACGGTAATGCGTTTCCTCAGATTTTTGCGGATCAACTCATTGAAAACTTTAAGGAAAACTTAGTTGCTTCGGCCATTACTAACACAAAGTATGAGGGCGATATCGCTGAATTCGGTGATACTGTTCGTATTCTTAAAGAGAATATCGTTACTATTAGTGACTATTCTCGCGGATCAATCATTCCAGACCAAGACATGGATGATGAAGAGATCCAGCTTCTTATTGACCAAGGTAAAGCATTCAGCTTCACTTTAGATGATATTGAGCGTAGACTATCTCACGTTGATTGGGCTGGTGCTCAAATGGACAGAGCATCCTTCGATTTAAGAAAGGCTGTTGATACAGACATTCTTGAAATCATGAGAGACAACGGATCTACCAATTCAGACTTAGGTACTAATGGTGCCGCTAAGACTATTGGTTTTGACGCTGGTGATGACTTTACTCCATTGAACTACATCGCTAAAGGCGCTCAGATTCTTGATGAAAATGACGTACCTGAGTCAGATCGTTGGGTAGCAGCTACACCTGCTTTCTATAACGCTCTAGCTCAAGAAGAAAGCTCTCTTGTAGATGCTTCTGTAATTGGTACTCAATCAGTTATCTTGAATCCTAACTTAGCTACTAGCAGAATGTTGCATGGCTTCCAAATGTTCAAAACTACCAACATGCCTACTTCGGCTGCTGGTGATGCTTTGGTCATGTTCGGTCATATATCTTCTACTTCAACGGCTACTGCTCTTATTAAAACTAAGACGCAAGACGTACAACAAACCTTCGGTGAACGTATGATGGGTGTTATTGCTTACGGACGTAAAGTAATACGTGATGAAGCTTTATTCATCGGTCACGCAAGCTTGTAATCCTAAAGGAGGAATTAACTAATGGCTAATATAGACTTTTACGTACAAGGAACTGATGCAGATAATTATGCATTAGGTAAGATCAACTCACAAGTTTACGCTGGTGTTGTTGATGTTGTAAAACTTGACGCAGACACTGCCTACGCTTCTCTAGATGTACTTCGTCTAGTTAAGTTTGAGCAAGGTACTGTATTCGAGTGGACTGACATCGAGATCACTGATACATTGGTAAACGTAACTGCGGTAGATTTTGGTAACACTATCTCTTCAGCTACTGACCCTGATGATTATGTAAACAATAGCACAGCCACTGCTATAGGACGTTTAACGTCTTATGAAGCAGCTGCTGTAGCTACTACTGTACTATCTGCTGACGGATTCATTGCACTTCGTCTAACAGGTACATTCAGTGGTGCTGCTACTGGTAAACTTGCATGGCGCGTCAAGCTGACTAAACCAGCTAAACTCGCTACAGATCGTATGGAACCACGTACATACCCTAACTAATTAGGGAAGGATTGAGGGGAGGCTAATTGGTCTCCTCTCTTCCATTTTACTTATTAATATCTTTTTTAAATCTTCTACATCGGTAATATAATATGGCATATGACTATATAGGAATATCTAATAAAGTTCTTCAAGCATTTAATGAAGTAACTTTTGCAGATGCTACAGAATTTACTGCTGCTACGGGATTTCAAAAATATATTAAAGAAGCTGTAAATGAAATCTTATCTGAGATTCACTCTAGAGAAGATAATGAATGGCCTTTCCAGCTTACTGCTACAACACAAGTAGTAACAGTAGGTACAACAGATTACTCCACACCTGCTGATAGGTCTAATGTAGATTGGGATTCATTCTTTATTGATAAAGTATTCGCTGATGAAACCGACTTCACTAGTGTTACAGCAGATTCAGGTACGAAGACTTTCACTATAGCTGGTGGAAGTTTTATTACTGAGGGCTTTGCTGTAGGTATGAAGGTTAGATGGACTGACTTATCTGCTAATACAGATGCTGACGTTACAATTAATACTCTCACAGCTACTGTAATGACTGTTGATGAGACTGTAACTACTATAACAACTCCTGATACAGAGTTCACTGTAACAAATGCTTTTAATGCTCCTGACGCTCGTAAGTTAGCTTTAATGAATCGGGACACATATAGAAATAATTATCTAGAGAATGCTCGTAATGTCAGAGAGCCTGAGAGCTTTGGTAAACCAGACGCAATAGTAAGAAACACTGACAATACCTTTACGACTAGCCCTCTAAAACCAGATCAGACTTACTTGATTAGATATGAATACTTCGACTCATTCACAGAACTATCTGCGGCTACAGATGTTCCTACTATACCACAACGCTATGAGAAAATAATTCTAGATGGTACTAAGAAGAAAGGTAATGAGTTTAGAGATAATGTAGAATTAGCTGCCTTCTTTGAGAACATGTTCGACGATGGCATTAATCAAATGAGAAGAAATTTAATCCCTCAATCCGATACAATGAGATATGAGCCTTAATAGGAGATCCTTAATACATGGCACTCACAGATAGGTGGACAACAGAAGCTGTAGTATGTGATGGTGGATTGGTACTAGACCAAGCAGGTTTGCTGCAGGGTACTACATTAACAGGCACAGCTACTTCGCTAATCAATTATGAACCAGCTTTAGAAGGCGGGTATCAGCGTATTGAAGGCTTCCAGAAATTTGACTCTACTACAGTTCCTGGAGAAGTAGGTTCACCCATTCTTGGTGTCGGTGTCTCTTTAGGGGGTGTCTTTGCAGCCAGAAAGAATGTTGCTGCTACAAGTATTGATATATACTTTAGTTCAGGATCTGGATGGGGTTCTAAGATTAATACTGCTAATAGATCTACCGCAGCTAGTAAGTATAGATCTGTAGAATATTCCATAACGGAACCTGTAATAGTATTTACAGATGGTGTTGCTCCCGCTCTTAAATATAATGGTACTACAGATACTCTTATAAATGGCACAGGAGCACCTACCGCACCTAAGTTTGCAGAGTTATTTGTTAATAGGCTTGTATTAGCTCCAGCTACAAATACCTCTTCTATAGCTATCAGTTCAGCTATATCAGATACTGATTTTGACGGGACGAATGGTGCTGTAGAAATTAATGTCGGTGATGTTGTAGTAGGAATAAAGAGATTTAGAGATCAGTTATACATATTCTGTGAAAATTCTATATTTAAGTTAATAGGTAATACTAATACAACTTTCCAATTACAGCCTGTAACAAGATCTATTGGTTGTATATCAGGAGACTCTGTACAGGAACTAGGCGGTGATTTAGTATTCCTAGCTCCAGATGGTTTTAGAAGTGTAGCTGCAACAGAACGTATTGGAGATACTGAATTAGGACTATTATCAAAAGCTATACAGCCAGTAGTAAGGCCTGTTATAGGGTCTTTAACTGCTGATGCTTATTCTGCTATAGTTATTAGAAAGAAATCTCAGTATAGGCTATTCCTCAATGAAGGACAGCCTGACGCTACTTCTAGAGGGTTCTTAGGTAAGTTATCTGGCACACAGGCTGGTATAGGCTATGAATGGGCTACTTTACAAGGTATTAACGCATTTAGTGCTGCATCCTCTTACGAAGGAGCTACAGAAATATCTGTAATAGGACATCCTACTAGTGGGTTTGTATTTAGACTTGAAGCAGGTAATGATTTTGATGGTACTCCTGTATTTGCACTCTACGAGTCTCCAGATTTAACATTCAATCAGCCCGATAATAGAAAGGTCATATATAAGTTAGCTTTAAACATGCAGTTATCAGGTAATTTAGACATAGAGCTACAAGCTACCTTCGATAACGACGCAGACGATACTAAACAGCCCTTACCTATTACTATTGCCCAGTCAGGAGAAGTACCTACATATGGTACAGCTGTCTATGGCACAGATGATTATGGGGCTTTAACATTCCCTACATTTAGAAGGAATCTTATAGGGTCTGGATTTACAACTTCATTTGCTTACTCAAGCACTGATAGCAATCCACCTCACAGAATTGATTCATTTACTATACAATATACTATAAAAGGAAGAAGATAGTTATGGTTAACGGAACCCAGTTTGATGGTAAAATTTTAGGGCAGTCTAGGCCAACCAACACTTCAGCAGCCTCTATTTATAGTCCTGATACCGCGATCAAAGTGGCTAATATATCAGGAATATTAATAGCTAATGTGACTGCTTTAGTTGCAACATTCAGAATATTTATGGATAATGATGGTACAACTTTCGATGAGACCACAGCCATATTCTTTGATACTCCAATAGCGGCTAATTCAACTATCCTAGTAGAGTTTGATGCTAAACCTTTAACATTAAACAGTTCATCTGCAAACGTAGGTGTAGCTTCTGGAACAGCTAGTGCTATAACATTTACGGTGTACGGCGAAGAAAACGCAGCTAATTAGGTGGTATTATAGATGCCTATAAGAGTAATACCAGATCCTACAGAAGCAGGTTTTCTTGTTAAGAACTATAGAGCTGAAACAAGTGCCTTCACTTTTAATACTATAGATTATCATGTAGAACAGCAGACATCAGGGACTACTGACACATTACCTAACACATCAAGTTTTCAAGTGGGGCGTATATTAGTCTATTCTAACGTATCTGGAAGCAGCACAACACTACAAACATCGGATTCTCAGACCATAAATTTACCAGGCATCCCGACAGATGTCACAAGCATAACAGTATTTGATGCTGAATCTTACACATTACAGGTCAGACCAGGAGGAGGCTGGAAGATAATATAATGACAATACAGCAAAACCCAAGAAATGTAAACGACCCAAACAGAGAATTATACGTGTCTGGTGGTGATCAGAGTGATGACGACTTCTCATGGTTAATGCTATCGCCAGAAGGTAATAGAGGCTTTTCTAGCATTAGAACGGCACGTTTTGAAAAGATAATTGAAGAAGATATTGACCTAACAGAAGCGAAGCTAACAGAGATTCAAAACGGAGGCTTCAGTAACTCCAATCAATATACATCTACCGTATTGACGGACAATAGAGTTGATAAGACAAAACCTACAGGTCTAAATGGAAACCAAGCTGGTAGACATATTAACTTTACTGGCAATACGTGGCGCAGATCAAACACTCCTTATTTTGAAAGGTCAAGAATGAGGAGCCATACAACCTTTCATTTTTTGCCACAAGAAATAAGGGGCGCGGATAATGAGAGGATAATCACAATACAAGCAACTCCTGTTAGTGATTTTACAGAAGATGCTCTTCCTCGCATGATCTTTGAATCAGGTCTGCAAGATATTAGATGGGAGGGAGATAGAGCTGGCGCAACTAGGGTTGTTCAGGTAAGAGATCAATCTCAACTGCCTACCCCTATTTTAGGAGAGATACCAGCAGAGAGATTTAGGTCATATGCTATAGATAACAACTCAACACTAACTGATGGGTTTATATTACCTACCGATGGTGCGCCAGTCTCTTTCTTTTCAGAAAACCCAGACAATAATGATTTAACCTTCGACATAGGTACTGGCACAGCCATTAAGGGTACAAATGCCGGTGGATTGTTCCTAGATAATATAATTATGCGCGGTGAGAATGGAACCGAAACCTTGTTTGATATAACGCAAGTAGATAGTGAAGAAAATTCATCTCTAATTATAAACAACTGCCGTTTTACTAATTTTGCTAGTCTTGGACAAATAAAAGGTTTCCGAGATGTTGTAATAACTAATACCACATTTGCAATATTTGATGACGGCCTTACTCTCGATACTAATGAGGTATCTTTCATTGTTTCTAATGGTTGGGATAGTCGTAACACTTCTGGAACTACAGATATAGAATTTAAAGGGACAATGGAAGTTGTTAATATGAGTTCTTGCAGGTTCACAACCTCAGACAATGCACACGCAATGAATATTGATCCAATCACCACAATGATTTGTCAGGGTGTTGTTAATGGGAGTGCATACGTGATTCCTACAGGCGGTACCTTCTTTGAGGCTGGAAGTAAAACTCAAACAGATCCAGATTGGCGTTTTGACTTAAATGGTCAACTTGCCGATAGTGCTGTTAAAGGTTCTGCATTCTTCAATGGTAATGCCACTCCTACAGTAATTACAACAGTCAACACACCAGTTAAAGTTACAGGAACTACGACAGCTGGAGAGCTTGAAAGATTTACACACAATACAGACGGAACTCTTACATACATAGGTGGGAGGGATATAACTCTCCGCGTTGAGGGTAGAGCCACAATTAAAATAGAGCCTTCGCTAGAAGACAAGAACATAGCATTCTACATAGCTGTTAATGATACTATAGTAGCTAGTACAATAATAGATCAGAATGTATCTTCTGTATTCCAGACCCCAACATCACCAGAATTTATCGCGGTAGATAATTTAATATTATCCAATGGGGATACGATAAAGCTATTTATTGAAAACCGATCCGACAGCACAAACATAACAGTAACTAGTTCAAAACTCATTGTATAAAGGGGAAAAATAAATGTCATTAGTAGAGTCTTCATTCTTGGCCGATTGGTACGAGGGGAGAGCAGACTTCACTGTCTCATCAAATACTACATTAACATCTTTACAGGAGATCATCGCTTTAGATGCTTCTGGAGGCTCTTTCGAGCTTACACTGACAGATACCACTGGCATTAATACCACTAAAAGAGTTTGGTTATATGATAGTACTGGTGATATAGGAACTAATAGTGTTACGGTTAAACCTAATGGAAGTGATGGCACTACAATTGATGGGGAATCATCTTTTACCATATTTGTAGACAACGCCGTTGTTATCTTAGAGCTTGTTAATAAGGTTTGGACTGTCATGAATGATTCATTTGATGTCAGTATAGTGCTAACCAGCAGGAACACAGGTCAAGTTCTTGTAAGTCAGAATACAGGAAATATATTAATAACAGGAGCAGCACAATGACCTTTCATACGGAAGAAGTAGCAGGTAGTATACACATACTCCAGAATTATGAGTTTGCAGACGAAACAGCAAGATTGGCATCAACAGGTTTTGTTAGTGCTGATCTAGGTAAGGTTGCTAGGCAGTTGGATAATAATTCATTTTATATATTAACTGCTATAACCCCAACTTGGGCTTTAATAACTGGAACTCTTCCTAGTGGTGGAAGTTTCCTAGGTAGTTTTGATGCTAATGATGCCACCTTCCCATCAAGTGCCCCAGCCGTTGCTTCTTCAAGGAATGCCCATCCTATCCTAGCCTTTGATGATGCTACAGATGAATTTGTTGTGTTTAGTAGTGTTATGTCTACAGATTATACTGGTTCTAATATCAATGTTAATATTGATTGGGCTGCAGAGACAGCGATTACTGGGGATGTAGTTTGGGGAGTAGAATTTGAAAGGTTAAATGCTGGTGGCTCAGATATAGATTCTGATAGCTTCGCTGCTATACAGACGGAAACTGATACAACTGCTGGCACGTCGGGCGTTATAACTAGAACAACTATTACTCTTACCAGTGCTGAAGCAGATGGAATGGTAGCAGGTGATGCGTTTAGAATGAGAATATCCAGAGATGCTAACAATGGGGGCGACACTATGACTGATGATGCTCAGATTTTACAAATAAGTTTGGATCAATAAGATGGCTAGGGATTTTGAGAGTTCAAATAACGATTTTTTAGATGCAGGCAATCCAACAGCCTTAGACCTTACAGGTGACGAAGTAACAGTGTCAGCGTGGATAAGGATAGAATCTACTGCTACAGAGGGGAAGATAATCGCTAAATGGTCGGATGCTGCCGGTGCTTTCCAATACCTCTTGTCAACGGATGGCGGTGATATGTGTCAGTTTGCTGTCTTCCCTGGCGTCACTAGAATTGCTCTTGGAACAACAACTCTGGTTACAGGTACGTGGTTTCACTTGGCGGGAACTTATGACGGCGCGAATGTGAAGGTTTATTGTAATGGAGTAGAGGAAGATTCAACTGCGGCAACAGGAAATATGTCATCAACAACAGCACCCGTTAGGATTGGCGCAGGGTCAGGTGGCTCTGGAACTGAAAATCCATTCGATGGTGATATTGGTCATTGTGCTATATGGGACAAGCCCCTAACTGCTGGTGAGATAGAATCATTGGCTTCTGGCATAAACCCCTTGCAAATAAGAAGGGGTGATTTGGTGGAATATTGGTCTCTCAACGGGCAAAGCCCTGAGCTTGGTATTGTAGGCGTTGCTGATATGACGGTCAATGGAGCAACAGTATCAGAAGAACCACCAATACCGAATAGCATTAAAGCAGGATAATAATGGGATTAATTTTATAAATAGGTAATACAATATGGCTACAGGATATACTAGACAAGAGGCTGGAAATATTGTTACAGGCAATACCATCCAAGCTTCACACTTTAATAACGAATACAATGCCCTTCAGTCAGCCTTTGACGCTTCCACAGGCCATGACCATGATGGTACTGTAGGTGGTGGTGCTCAAGTACCTTTAGCAACAGGTGTAACTGGATCTTTAACAGTTCCTAATGGTGGAACAGGCTTGACAACAGCGACAGATGGTGGTATCCTATTAGGTAGTGGTACAGGAGCTTTCACAGCAACGGCACAGCCCACTAACGGGCAACTCCTTATAGGCTCTACTGGTGTAGATCCTGTACTAGCTACTCTAACAGACGGTACTTTCATAACTATTACAGAAGGTGCTGGCACAATTACTCTTGAAGCTACAGTAGATCTTGCTGCTTCATTCCCTACTGACTCCGGTACAGCCACTCCTACAGCTAATGCTCTTACATTTACTGGTGGAGAAGGTATTGATACTTCTGGCTCAGGAACTACCATAACAATAGCTGCTGAAGATGCTACATCCTCTAACAAAGGTATAGCTAGTTTTAATGTAGCAGATTTTGTCGTAGCTTCTGGTGACGTTACTTTAGAAGCTGCTGTAGTTAAAACTGATGAAACTAATACATACAGTGCAGCTCAAACGTTTGCTGACCAAGATGTAATCAGACCTAAGTTACTAGATTATTCAGAAGAACAAACTACTCCAGCCTCTTCTTCAGGTGTTTTAACAACTGACATAGAGAATGGTAATGTTTTTGAAGTTACTCTTACAGAGAATGTGACTACATGGACTATCAGTAATCCCCCTGCTACAGGTGATGCAGGTTCTTTTACATTGATCCTTAAACAGGATGGTACAGGTGGTTTCACATTTGCTTTCCCAGCTTCTATAGATTGGGCTGGCGGTGTTGCTCCCACACTAAGCACAGCAGCTAATGCTGTAGATGTGTTAGTATTTACAACAACAGATGCAGGAACTAGGATTTACGGATTCCCTGCTGGACTGGATATGTCATAATATGTTATCAGATAGACTATTTCAAGCAGCCTCTGCTGGAGCCGAATATGAGGGAATCTTAAAAGGTTCTGCTCTTGAGTTTGAAGCAGGAGCTACAACACAGATTTCTATGGCTAAATTGAGTGCTTCTTCTGTAGTTATATGTTACAGAGATGGAGCAGACGGTCAGCCTAAAGTAGTTGTTGCTAGAAACCTAGATGGCACTCCTACACTTACTACACCAGTCAGTATAGATGGTGGTAGTGATAGTGACTTTATTTCTGTAGATGCTTTATCTGAGACAACGGCAGTTGTTATATATCGTGATGGTACAAGTAGTGATGATGGTAACGGTAATGTGTTGACTAGTTTAGACGGCACTCCTTCTGTGGGTTCACAGTTCCTTATCACAGCTAACAATCCTAGATATAATGAAATGGTGGCACTTACTTCAAGTACTGCTGTAGTTTTTTATAGATCTGATATAGATTCAGATGGAGAATTCGTTGTATTATCAAGTCTTGATGGTACTCCTAGCGTAGGTTCAATACAAACTTTCAGAACTGGCACTGTATTAAATTCTAATGGTTCTATAGGTGCTTTTAAATTATCAAGCACTGTAGCTGTTGTATGTTGGGGTGAGGCGTCTTCTACAGGAAGGTATGTTGTTATAACAAGCCTAGATGGATCTCCTAGCGTTGGCTCTGAAAATACATTTAATTCCACAAGTATAACTCATTTAGCTGCCGCTGGATTGGGAAGTACTTCTGGAGTTGTAGTTTTTGTAGATTCTGGTGGCTCAGGAGATTTAGAAACAGTGACACTTACTGATTTAACCACATCTCCTAATGAAAGTACTCCTTTCACAATAGATACTGGCACAATCATTAATACTGCTATAGATAAGTTAACTCCAACATCTGCTATTTTTGCATGGAGAGTTAATGTTGCTGCCCCTAATAACGGAAGGACAGTTGACGTAACTGCTCTAACTACATCTCCAGTATTAGGTACTGAGTTTGGTTTCACAACAACAGATGTAACAAACACAGTTACGCGTAATATAGCAATAGCAGTTAGTACGTCAACTTTAGCTACTATAGGATTTGCAGACCCTCAAGGAAATATACAAAGAGTAGAGTAATAATATGACTAGATATGCACAATTAAACACAGAGAGAACTGAAGTAACATTAGTAATAGCTAATTTATACGGTGGTTATATTTTTACTGATGGTACTAGTACAGGTTCTGTACAGCTCTATACAGATGAAATGCTAGAAGAGAAGGATATTCTCCCCATTACTCAAGTAGCTCCTGATTATGAAGCTAGGACAGAGACTTTATCAGACCCAGTTTATAAGATTAATGACACTTCCGTAACACGTACATACACTACTAAAGCTCTATCAAGATCTGTAGTAGATAATGCAAACGCAGCTTCTATGTTAGACTTGAGAGAGAAACGTAATCAGTTATTATCAGCCTCTGATTGGACTGTTTTATCTGATTCTCCTTTAAATACTTATTCTAAAACAACTTGGAAAGAGTATAGAGCTACACTTAGAGATCTTCCAAATAACTTAAATGGGACTCATCCAAAGGATGTTTTATTCCCTAATACACCGAATGCTTAACATAAAGGTATTAATCAATGATTGGCTTAGAAAATCTTATATTAGGATTGTTTACAGTTCTCTTTGTTCTTCTACTAAGGTGGATGTACGGTAGAGTGAACGAAATGGTTACAGAACAGAGAGAAGAAATGAAACAGCTACGTGAGACAACCGCTGAAAAAGTGGGATACTTACAGGCTAGAGTAGATGACGCAGAGGACAATATTAATGATGTCCGTATAGAGTTACCAACTAACTATGTGACTAAAGAAGATCTAAATGTATTCAAGAGTGATTTCTTATCAGAGCTAAGAGAAGTACGCACACTAGTTAAAGAATTGGGAACTGATTTTAAAGAATTCATGAACTCAAGGGGAGATAAATAGATGGTAAATGGAACTCCTACAAGAGAGCAATTAAGAACTGAAGGCGGTGGTGAAGGATTATCTTTCCAAGAACTTGTCTCAGGTGGTTTATCTACTAGAGAAGCACAAACTCGTTTGGCAGGCTTTCAAGGAGCCTTTGGAGGCGGTAGAGCTTCACAGTTTAGAGAGGAACGTGGCCTAGAAATTAATGAACAAGGACAGTTAGTACCTGCAAATATCCCTATTACAGAACTTGCACAACAACAAGTACTAAATCCTCAGTTAGCAGGCGGTACAGCCTTACAACCTATCACACAGCAGGTTCAGGCAGGAGAAGTACAAGCATTTACTCCTTTAGGACAAGGACAAGTTGTTTCTGCTCAACCAGATGTAACAGCCCAGCAAATACAAGCTGCACAAGCAGCTGCAGCAGCACAAGTATCACAGGCAGATGTAGTAGGTGGTGTGCAGGCTCAGACTATAGCTCCAACTCTAACATCCCCTGTAGAAACACTTGATCCAGCTCGTCTAAATGTATCTGACGATGCTCTTGTGGAAAACCGTTTAGCAGGTCTATTTGCAGACATTGAATCAGGTGTAGTCCCACCATGGGCTAAAGCAGCACATAATACAGCTCAAGAACAGTTAGCTGCTAGAGGTATTGGTGCATCATCTATTGGAGCAGGTGCTATAGCATTAGCATTGATGCAGTCAGCTCTGCCAATTGCTGCTCAAGATGCTCAGACATTTTTCCAAGCAGACTTACAGAATTTCCAAGCAGATCAACAATCTAGACTAGTTAATTTTCAAGCTAGACAGCAGAACATGCTTACAGATGTTGCTATAGATAATGCTGCTGAACAATTTAATGCATCTAGTAAACAGCAAACTCAGCAATTTGTATCTACAATGATAAATCAGATACAAACCACGAATGCTAGTTTAATAAATAATGTTGAACAGTTCAATGCTTCACAAGAGAATGCAATAGCTGCTCAAAATGCTGGCAATGAACTCGCAGCTCAAAAATTCAATAGACAATTAGACACACAAATAGATCAATTTAATTCAGAATTACAGAATAATAGGGATCAATTTAACTCTCAAATGAGATTTGCTGTAGATCAGTCTAATGTTTCTTGGAGAAGGAATGTTAATACTGCTAATACAGCTTCTGCTAACGCTGCTAATCAGGTTAATGTACAAAATAGATTCAATATGTCACAAGTAGCACAGAATAACTTATGGCAACAATGGAGAGATGAAGCAGCATGGTTATTTGAAGCTTCTGAGAATCAAGCAAACAGAGACTATAACTTAGCTATGTCAGCTGGTAATAGAGAATTCTCATCAAGAAATGATGATGCAGATTTCTGGTCTTCCATAGGTACTTGGGGTAGATCTCTTGTAAGTGACTTAATAGGTTTTTAATTTAAAAAGATGTTTAAAAAAGAATAAAACTGAGGTATAATAATATGGCTGGATTTTGGGACGGAATAAGAGGACTTGTCAACGATGTTGGTGATTTCTTTGAGTCTGGTTACGAGGCTGCAGATGAGTTTCTAGGAGACTTCTTACCTGATCTTGGAGGTGATGGAGAAGAAAGCCTATCATCAAGAGTATTTGGATCTTTAAGAGATAGTGGTGGAGGTGCTGCTATATCAGGACGATCCGCAAGGACTACTACATCCCTTACAGAAGGACTTATAACTACTTCTCCTGGGAGAGCTAGAAGAACTGGTGAAACTACTCCTGTAGCATCAGTTGATCCAAGAGCTATTGAAGCTGCATGGGTAGCTAGACTAGACAATATAGCAAAGATTACTAGCAGAACTAAATAAGCTGATAAGGATATAATATGGTTAGAACAATAGAACAGCTATTCGACGCTCCTGTACCAGGACAGTCTTTAACAAGAGCACCTAAAAGCGCTAATTACGAATCTCCACCTAAATATACTGATGTTGACCAAGCTGCAGAAGATGTCTGGGAGAGATTAAAAGATCCTAGACAAGCTCTAAAGATTAAGTCTCTATTAGAAAGGGGTGCTCCTGTAGAAGCTCTAGCTAGAACTATTGTTTTTGGTGGCTTTTCGGAGGGTGCTTGGACACCTGATGTAGGCCTTATGTTAGAACCTATTGTAGGCTATCAGATTGCTGCTATAGGTAAGTTACAAGGTTTAGAAGATCCTTTAAGAAATAACCCTGTATGGGCTGATAAAGAGACTACTAGATTCATTGCTTCAGGAGTTTCAGAAGAATTACCTGTAGATGAAGCTCTGGAAATGGGTGAAGATCGTACTGGATTACCTGTAGAAGTATCTCCTGAAGAAGAAGTCCCCACTGAAGAATTTAGAGGCATACTGTCTACTCCAAGTGATGTAGGCGGTGAAAGAGCTATGGCAGAAGACTTCACGTCAGCTCCCGTTGAAGAAGAACTCCCTGTAGTACAATAAAGGTATAATGATATGGTAAATAGAAACTTCCTAGCCTTCTTTTCAGGATTTGCAGAGAAGGATATAGAAATTAGAGAAGCTAGAAGGAATGCTGAAGCTGAGGCTACTAAAGAAAGAAGTAAGTTCCTTTTAGATATAAAGAAAGCTGAGAAATCATATGGATTCCAGTTAGAGAAGGAAAAAGCGTTAAAGACGTTTGATCAGAAACAGAAGCAAGATAACTTCAGTAATTTCTTAAAGGTATTGGATGATCCTAATAGATCAGAAGTCGATAAAAAGCTAGCTGAGGGTACTTTTGGTATTTCAGCTGGAATTGCTAATACCATTAAGAAGGCTAGAAGATCAGGTGCTAGTAAAGAAATTATAGAGAATCTTAACAAGTCACTAGGAGGAGATGATACAGGTTTTGTATCTGCCCCTAGCACACGAAGAAAACTTGAGATGGCTACTAATGCTCATCGTAAAGCTCTTGAAATAGGTGATGATGCAACTATAGACAGGACTAAATTTGAATTTGATAGACTTAATGATCAATTTGAAAGAGAATTAGACTCTCGTACATTAGATCCTACAACTACTACTGAAGCTACTAAAACAGTATTTGCATCAGAAGATGCTATAGATGATGTAGTTAGACTTCAGAAAGTTCTAGCTGACAACACTGTTGGTATTGTAGGAGGTCTAAGAGGCACTGCTCAAAACTTATTCCAACAGGTAGATGCATTAGGTAACTGGGCAAATGGGATAACTAGGAAGGTCAGTCAAGATGGTCTTATGGAGTCTAATACTAAAGATCGTGTTATATCAGAGTTAACAGACCCTAATATTGACGCTGTACAAGCTCTAGGAACAGCATTAGCTTATAGCATGGCTAGAGCAAGAAATAATGGAAGATTAACCAATCAGATGATTGATGAAGCTAGATCTGAAATAGGAGTTAATAAGTTCCTAGCAGGTGCAGAATCTATAAATACTAGATTAGAAGTTGCTAAAGGTGGACTATTATCTAACATACTCCGCAATAAGAAACGTCTTGATGAGGGCGGTAAGAAAGGATTGATACAGTTATCTCCTAGAGTTAAAAAGATCATAGCTAGGCGTAAAGGCATTAATAAAGATAGTAAGATATTCAAGAAACTAATAGAGAGAGGGTTCACAGCTAGTCAAGCTGAAGAACTCTTAATTAGAAGGTTTGAAGAAGGAATATAATAGATGGTTAATGGAATTGCTACTAACGATTTAGAAGATATATTTTCTTCTATTACTGAAGAAGACCTAGCAGAGGCCTTTACTAGCCCTGAAGAAGATGGTGATGTGGCTATGGAAGCTGCCTTTGAAGAACTAGGTGGACTATCTGACGAAGACTTTCTAGAAGCTGTAGGAGTTGCTGACACTGATGAATTTATTTCACAATCAGATCCCACAGCATTCGCTGAAGCTACTGATAGAGATATTGCTGATGAAGAATTTTCTATAGCAGAACTTACTGCAAGTGGTACTGCTAAAGGTCTAGCGAATCTCTTAGGATTGCCTGCTGATGTACTAGAGGGAGCTATTAGAGGGCTGTCTCAGGTTACTCAAGAAGGTCTTTTAGAGGCTGGTGTACCAGTACCTTTAACACTAGCTGGCCCAGGATTAGCAATTACTATAATGGGTGCTGGATTAAGAGCTTTAGGAGTTAGTGAAGAGTTTGATACATTCTTAGCTGGATCAGAAGAATTTAAAGATGTAGCTAGACAATTAGATCTCATAGTAGAGCCTAGAACCCCTGGTGGAAGAATATTTGAAAGAGGTGTCGAAGAGATTGCTGGAGCTGCTATACCAAGTGTAGCTATAGCTGCTAAAGGTGTGCAAGCTGCTAGAGGCCTAAGACTATTAGGTGATGAAGTTGCTAAAAGAACACTCCTACAAAGAATTGGTCAGAATCCTGCTAGGTTCATTAAATTAGAGACTGGGCTAGCTGCTACAGGTGGTGTTGGTGCAGGTATTGCACAAGAGATCTCTCCTGGGTCTGTAGGAGCTGAGATAGCTGGTACAATTGCTGGTACATTAGCTCCAACAGCAGTTACTAGAGGGCCTATAGCAACACTAGTTACAAAAGTACTTCCTGCATTTGGTTCGGCTGGTAGAACAGCTGCTGCTGAAAAGGCTGTAGGATCTGTTCTTAAAGAGAATGTGAGAGGTGATGTACAAGAAGCTATTGAAAGACTTCAAACAGCCTCTCCTGGATTAACAACTGCTGAAGCTCTTGATGATGCAGGTATCGAAACAATCACTCAAAAGTTTGCTTCTGAAAGACCTGAGCTAAATGACGCTTTAAATGAGATCAGAGCTACTAGAATAGAGGATGTTAACGTTAAAGTTAAAGACATATTCCAAGCTGAGATTGATGATGCTGCTGCAAGACTTGATGTAGATCTTACTGAGATTACTGCTGAAGAAGCTTCT